ACTTCTAGACCTACTAATGCTTTCAATTCTGTTAATTTCGCTGCTATACCTAAGACTCCCGAACACAGACGAGTATTCAAAGCAACCAATGATTACTTTGTTGAGTTTGATTTCGACGGTTATCACCTTAGGTTACTTTCTGAGCAAATTGGATATGAACTTACCGACGAATCTGCTCATAAGCAATTAGCAAAAATATATTTTAATAAAGAAGAGATAAGTGATGAAGAATACAAAGAAGCAAAGCAAATTAACTTTCATGCAATATATGGAAAGATACCAGAAAGGTTCGCATTCCTTGACATCTTTACAAGAATTGATGATTATATCAAAGAGCTTTGGAGGAGATATAACGATGACGGAAAAGTCTTGGCACCGATTAGTGAAAAGCCTTTCACAGCAGCGCTCAAAGAAATGAATCCTCAGAAGTTAATGAACTACGTTATGCAGTCATTAGAGACTTCTAGAAATATTTTAATACTAAAAGAGGTACTAAGATATCTTAAAGATAAAAAAACCGAAGCTATACTGTACACATACGATTCTATACTATTTGATTTTAGCAAAGAAGATGGACCGGAAGTACTAAAAAACCTAGAAAACATACTATCAGAGCAGGGTAAGTACCCTGTTAGCTTCAAATATGGATCTGATTTGTGTTTATGATATTAACTTATATTTATATAAAATGACAAATGTTACAGACATACGTCAATTCGATTA